AGGAAGATACGACTCCAATTATTCAGCCAGCCGTGCAGCTTTGAAGGATTGGGAGCATACCATTCGCGTTAAAAGAGAAGATTTTACACGCCAGTTCTACAAGCCTTATTACGATCTATGGTTAGACGTACAAGTTTTGGCGGGAACTATTAGCGCCCCCGGGTATTTAGGTCTGATGCGTACCAAATCTACGGCGTACGAGGCGTACCAGTTCTGTAGATTTACAGGCGAGAATATTCCGCATATCGACCCTCTCAAAGAAGTGCAGGCCGAAAGGGCTAAACTAGGCGACCAAAATACGCCGTTGACTACTTTCGAAGCGGCCACCGAAGCTGTTAACGGGGGTGATTATTCCGCCAACGCGGCGCAATACAAAAGGGAAAAAGAGTTAGCAGAGAAGCTGGGCATTATCAAGGAAGAAAACCAACAAGGCGATGGCAATAACGGGGAACCAGAGTAGTGAGATAGGTGATGTAATGTTGATTGTATCGCCTGTAGCGGTTAGCGGAATTTATACCCCTTCTAGCTATACCGACGACACGGTTGGTGAAACGGCTACGCGCTACTTCGATAAAGAGTTCCGCTACTCCCTTGACCAAGGCGCGAGCTATTCAGCTTGGCAAGATTTGACAAGTCTAAATTTGTCCACCTTGGAGCTTACCGCTCAGCAAGGTATTTTATTTGAGTTCCGGTACACTAGAGCGGGCGCTGATGCAACGGGAGTATTAGAGTTTAACAGCATAGAACTGTTAGGCGCTTTCGCTGATTCATTTTTAGATCAGCTCAAACGGGCGACGCAACTATTATACCCTACGGGAAGAGCCTTTAAAACCCCAAAAGGCGGCATTCGACAAAAGGTGCAAGACGCACTTACAAAATCCGAAGATCGAGCTTTGGCCGACGCCCAAGCAATATTATACAGTATCCTCCCAGATAACGACCGCTTTAGCGAGGCTAACGCAACCGAGTGGGAGAAAAGGCTAGGTATTCCAAACGGCGCAGACCTGACTCTAGAAGTCCGCAAGGAAAACATATTGCGTAAGCTAAGGCATCCAGGAACGATACCTACAAGGCAAAATTATTTATACCTGCAAGCCCAATTAAGAGCTGCTGGTTTTGACGTTTACGTACACGAAAACCGATTTGCTAAATCGGGCGGCGGTTTTGAAGCTAGGCCTTATATTCAGGTGGCAGGTCCACAAGGACAAGCGGTTCACAGCCCTTTAGTTCAGCACGGCACTATTCAGCACGGCGGCTCCAACATAGATATGGTCGTTAACAGCACTGAAAAAAGCACCGATCAAGGTTTTAACCTCAACGGAAATTACGAGCGTACTTTTTTCATAGGGGGGTTAGCTGTTGGTGATAGGGCGGAAGTAGAGGCCTTTAGAGAAAAGGCTTTCAGACAATTGATTTTGCAAGTAAAACCGGTTCAAACGGTAGCGTTTTTGCTTATAGACTTTACAATCCCTCAAGCTCAGCAGTTTTACAACGCTGCTACAGAACAGGGGTATGAAAACGGAACATTATCTTGTATTGAAGATAGTTTTAACACTTTAGCCGCTATAAGCTAGGCACCTAAAAATATTTAGATCAAAAGAGATGGCACGAAATTTAGCAAATCAAACGAACGTACAAGCGCCAAGCGCCGATTACCCGAACGGTCGAATTAAAGATGATACAGGCGCCAATGATGGAACTCCGGTAGATGAATCGACTTATGGCGACATTCATCAATTGATGATGAAGTTTCTGCGCGCTGCTTCGATCACGCCGAACAATTTGCCAGAAAACGAAAGTAACGGGTATCAGCTTTTTGATGCTTTTTACGATTTGGCAGTTCGAAACCCTCTAGCTTTTAATGGTTGGTTTAACGACGATAGCATTTTTGAAGGCGTAACAGGCGCCAACGGCCTGCATTCAGGGGTAGCCGCTAATAAGGATTTTATTTATGTGAGCCACAACTCAGCCACGGCAGGGGCAGGAGCCATACTTAAGATTGACAGGAGCGACTATTCTGTTCTCGCCTTAAGTTCTTTGGGTAGTCTGCAAGCGGCGGACCTTTTTGTAGACGATACTTACATTTACGCGCTTATATCGGGTACCGGCCTTCGCGTTTTCCAATTAAGCGACGGCGCGGCGGTACCTGCTAAAAGTATCAACTTAGCCGCTACTTTAAAAGGTTTGGTTATCTACGACGGACACATATACATCGGCAACAACACCGCTGGCCAGATTGAAGTGTACAACCAGAGCACGCTAGCCCAAGAAAGCCCTTTAGGTGCTTCCTTGAATAACATCACTTCCCTAGAGGCTAAGTACGGAAGGGTTTACGCCTCGGACAATACGGGGGGCGATCACCTTATTAAGGTTTTCTTAATAAGCACAGGTCTAGAATTACCCGCAGAGGAAATAACTCTTTCCGCTACCGTACGCCGCGTGAAAGTGTACGGCGGCAGGGTATATGTTATGAATGGCGACGGTAGCAATAGGGATATGACGGTTTACAGCTCCATTGTGGACGGAGGTGGAGGTAATCGAGTGGAGGACACTAGCAGGAGCATTAATTTATCTGATGATTTGACCGATTTTGAGATTAACCAAAATCAGATTATAGCTCTTAATACCACCTTAGCAAGAATCTATTTACACGACCAAAATTGGGAACTGTAATTAACATAGGAAAAGATGAGCTTGTTAAATTCACCAATAGGCTAGAAAAAATGCGTAAATCGGACCTACCGGTGGTAGTTCGGCAAACGCTTAATACGGCGGCTTTTGACATGCGTAAAAAAAGCTTGCCTAAAACCTATGCTGAGGATTTCACGGTGCGCGATAAGAATTTTTTAAAAAGTCGTACGCGCGTTCTACCGGCCAAAGGGTTTGCTATCCGAGATATGCAGTCGAAGATGGGGCTTTTCGGTTCCGACAAAACGACCCTTGATCTAGCTAAGCAAACAACAGGAGGTACAGTAGATTCAAGGGCTTTCATACCTTTGAAAACCGCCCGTACCAGTGATAGTGAAGCTAAGAAGATACGCCGCAAAGCGCGCCTAGACCGAATTGCTTTACGGAACCGAGTACGTAAGGGGAAAGGTCAAAAAATGATAAGAACAGCCTACAAAGCAGGCAAAGGCGGCCACATTTTGTATGGCGACACCATGTTTGAAATTAAGAGCTTGCGCAAGCGTAAAAAAACCAACCGCACCTGGGTAAATATGAAACCCTTATACTCTTATGAGCAAAACCGAAAGGCTGTAATTTCCAAAAAGAAAAACTACATCCAACGGGCAGCTAAAATACAAGGCGGTTTAATGGGTAAAAATTTCAAAGTGCACGCCCAAAAAAGAATACTCCGATGAGCTGGTTACAAAAAATAGAAGACAACATTATTATCACCACAGGCGAGGGGTCTACTTTCGACGTGGTTTGGAAAAACGCAGCTAAGCAAGTATCTTACAATACGGCCGTTTTTGAATTTGCAGGCGTAGCAGGCTCTTTAGTTCGTCGGAAATTACCCAAGGGCAACCAATACAGTATAGAAATTTATTTTAGGGGCGAAAACCACTTAGATGAATCTCGGGCTTTTGAAGTAGCAGCGGCCGACCCCCGACCATGGACGCTTTCGCACCCTTTCTACGGTAGACTTAGTGTACAACCAGTCCAATTATCTTTCGACAATACGGCGCTGAATGTAACCAAGATAACGGGGGTCGTGTTAGAAACTATCGAGGGGGGAGTCAATACCTCCGTCGATCTAGCCGACCAAATCCAGGCAGACGCCCAACAACTAAGCGAAAATACAGCTCAGAGCGTCACAGCTATCGACGCAGATACGCAAGCAGGTTTAACCTCTCAAAACGAAGCGACTTTCCAGAACTACAAGAAAGAAGTTGAGCAGGCCAGCGACTTAGAAGCACTCACCACGGCCTTTGCCAAATCGCGGTCAGCCGCGCAGCAGGCTATAGCAAAACCCGTAGAGGCAATGCGCACCGCTCAAAATTTGATAAACTTACCTTTCTCTTTTGCAAACTCTACCGAGGCGCGTATCGCTATGCTTAAAAGGGAGTTCGATAACCTCGTAACCTCAGCACTAGGCTTGACTAGTTTTGCAAGCAAAAGAGTTTTCGAAGCTTCGGGTGCCAATGTTTTAGCCACTTTAGCCAAAGTAGCAGGGGTAGGCGTTTACGACAACAGATTAGCTGTATTAAACGCGGCCGCCCAGATAACAGGCAATTACAACACTTTCATCAGTACTTTAGATGGCTTGCAAGGTGATGAATACTACCCTGACCGCGATACTATCGCTGGTTTGGAAAACATTGTAAATAATACCGTCGATTTACTTTTTCAGTTGGCGCAAGATGCAAAACAAGAAAGGTCATACACCTTAGATGCTGACAGCAACGCAATTTTATTGGCGCATCGGTTTTATGGGCTGGACGACAACGATGAGAACTTAAACCGCTTTATCGCAGATAACAGCTTAGGTTTAAATGAAATGCTAGGGGTCAAGAAAGGCCGGCAAGTAATCTATTATATCTAATGGCATTCTCGTTAAAAATACAAGGCACCGAGTTTCAAAACTTCCAAGATTTCAAACTAGACTTAGTTTTTAATTCCATCGCAAGCGCTTTCAGTTTTAAGGCTTTTGTGGATTTTGAAGACCCTAAGATGCGGAGCCTATTTAGGCCTTTCAGCTACCGGAAGGTAGCCGTTTTTGCAGACGGCCGTCTAGTTTTAACTGGGGTGATCCTCAACCACAAATTAATAGATGACGGGGAGCCTAACATGATAGCGGTTAGCGGCTACAGCGTAACAGGCGTTCTACAGGATAGCAGTATACCAATATCCACCTACCCCCTACAGAGCGATAAAAAGACAATTGCCGAGATCACCACTAACTTAATAGAGCCTTTCGGTTTATCGCTTTCGAATCAAACTTCTGAGGCTGACGTAGCTTTAGACACCAGCACGGCCAACGCCACTGATTCCGTAGCTGCTTATCTTAACAAGCTATGCGCGCAAAAGAATATAGTTCTAACGCATAACGCCGCAGGGCAAGTAGTTTTAAAACAAGTAGTTCCTGGGAGAAGCATTGGTTTTTTGCAACCAGGGAGCTATACAAGTATAGAGCTTTCCTGTAAAGGTCAAGGCATGCACGACCAGTTGACGGCACTGCGCCAAGCTAGCTCTTTAGACCCTAGCGAGGCGGAGAGTTCCGTTCGCAACCCTTTTATAGTAGAGTACAGTACGGCGGTTACGCCTTCAAACCCCTACATTCCTAATTTCCGCCCTTTGGTTAAAGAGCAGACCAGTGACAGCGAGGATAGTACATCCTTAGTCGTTCAAAATATGCTAGCCTCAGAGCTTCGGAATATAACTTTTGGCATTTCGTTACCTAGTTGGTATATAGGGGGTCAGCTAGCTCAACCAGAGCAAGTCATAACTATCGACGGCACAGCTCTGAATATTCGAGGCCACATAGACCTTTTCATAGAATCGGTTAGCTTTAAAGGTTCTCCCTCGGAGCAGATCGCTGAACTGGGGTGCGTACTACCTCAAGTGTACAACGGTCAAACGCCTGAAAACTTTTTCTTATGAGAAAATCGGTAGTTAATTCAAGCTTCATAAGAGATGGTATCCGTTTTATAAAAGCTTTAGTCCGCGGACGCAGCGACGTTCAAACAGGTGCTGAGGTCAGCCCACACGGCATTGATGGCAGCCCTGTTAAAGGAATGGTTGCTATCCACGCACCCACGGCCATCGACGGTCAGTCGGTAGTGGTAGGATACTTACAAAAAGAAAGGATAGCAGAGGTAGGAGAACTCCATCTTTTCGCCACCGATCAAAATGGCAGCGAGGTATTAAGATTCAAATTACTTAACGACGGCACGGCCGAGCTAGGAGGTAACACCGATAACTTGGTACGATACGCACCTTTAAGCTCAGCCCTAACAGGTCAAGCGACCGACATTAACACTGAGCTCGCAAAGATAGCGGCGGCATTGGCGGTTTCCTC